CTAGTTATCATTTTTATATAAACTATCGAACACAGTATTGATTTTTTCTTTATCCTGATCTTCAAGCTCTCGAACAATATGAAGATAAGTAGACATTGTAGTTTCTAAACTGCTATGTCCTAAACGTTTCGATACGCTAAGTATATTTACTCCTTGATAAAGTAAAATAGATGCATGTGTATGCCTTAGTCCATGCAAAGTAAATTGCTTTTCAATCCCTAATTCTTTTAATTTTTTGCGCAAATATTTGCTGACGGCGTTTGATGAAACTAATCCATTTTTTAAGTTGAAAAAAACAAAATTATGAGGGTTTTTGATTTCAAAATTCTCGAATAATTCTTTTTGATTGATTTTAAACTTTTTTAAGAGATCAATCGTATGTTTATCAATGGAAATTTTCCTATTTGAAGTTTCGTTTTTTGTTTTTCCCCATTCATTTAATTTATAATTCCATGTTTTATTAATAGTGATGATTTGATCTTCGAAATCGATATCTTCCCATGTTAATCCTAGAAGTTCAGCAAATCGCATTCCAGTAGCACCAGCAACTAACACGAGCATAGGAGAAGAGTACTGTGCAGAAAGGTTTTCTTCTACGAGTTTCATTAAAGATTTAAATTGATCATAATCTAAATATTTATCTTCTTTTGGCTTCAATGAATCTTTTCCTTTGATTACTGCTTTTCTAGTTGGATCAAACGGAATTAATCCTTCTTCTACGGCATCTTTCAACGATGCTCTAATATGATTATTAAACTTAATAACGGTGGATTTTACATGGTCTTTCGCATACTTATTTAAAAAGCGTTGATATCCAACTCTATCTAAATCAGAAATCAATACTGCTGGCATATATTTCTTTATATTCATTAACGTATCTTCGTATTTTCTATAAGTGATAGGAGATACTGTTCCTTCTTTATAAAGTTGCATCCAATCCTCAAAGTAATCTGATAATAATAGATTTTTGCGATCCCCTTTAAGGCCTTTGTTTAGGTTATATTCTAATTCGTTGGCGGCATCTTTTGCTTCGCCTTTTGTCTTGAATCCTGATTTTCTTATCTTCGTGTATTTTCCGTCATCTTTTTTGTATGAAATTTCGTATTGCCAACTATTTCCACGTTTGACTAATCTTGCCATAATTGAATCAGCTCTCTTTCTCTGATACAATAGACACGTGAATAAGCCTATTGTGTAGGTTTGTTTTTTCTTAGAACACGCTAGCTTTGGTCGGTGGGCGTGTTTTTTTATTTTACAGACTTTCGAAAACTAAAGTAGCTTGGATTCTATCGCCACCACCGAAACCTTTACTACCACCGTTTGTAGTGGAAATAGTGTGTAATCGATAACCTTTAGAACACTGTCTATTTATAGTGTTTTCAAGTTCTGATAGGTTTTGCGACCCTTTTCCTATAAATTTTTCTTTTAATACAACTTGCAATACAACGTAACTTGGCATATTCTTTTCCTTCTTTCTACTATTTATTTAACTCTAAAACGATCTCCTGGGTGCATTAAGAAATTATTTGGGTCCATACCATTTAATTGAAATAACTGATCTAAAGAAATTCCAGCTCGATTCAGAGGAACTTGTTATTGACTTAGAATCAGTAGCGCTTTGTTTTGTTTCTTTTGTATTAGTGGATATTTCAATGCTAGAAATATCCGATGATTCTTTTGTAGTTTATTTTTGTGAACAACCAACAATTAAGAAACTACTCAGCAAAACACCTAAAAGAGACACTTTTTTTCATTTTTTACTCCCCATTTCTTTGATAATAAATACTAACCCCTAGCCGAAGCGCCAACTTCGACTGGGGTGTTTTTTATAGATTAAAACTAACTTTTACCGCTTTACCTAATATTGTAGCGGGGTTTGATTCTGTTATGATATAAGGCTTATAATCTGTGTTATCCGGTATCAACATCGTTAACCCATTTTGTCTTTTAACTCTTTTCAACGTCGCTTCATTGTCGCCGTTTATTACTACAGCTGCTATTTCCCCTTCTTCCACGTCTGGTTGTTTTGCGAATCATCACATAACATATTAATCTTTTGTAATTTTTATATTTCGATTATTTTTGTTTTTTTATACTTGTAGATGACATAAATGATAGTTGAAAGTATAGACAATATTTTTATTGGAAAGGCTATTTTAAATAAAACAAATGGCTTATAACCGATAACTAAAGTATTTTTTCCTGGACTCGATGTAACAATAGCAGCTCCAATTTGAGTAGTTTTAATTTCGTTTGGAGTTAATTTTTTACCATTCAAAGTTACTGTACTATGATTATAAATTATTATAGGCAATTGAATATCGGATTCCTCATTTGAATTATTAGTCCAAGTTAAACGAAGTTTAGAATCACTAGTTACAGTCTTTTTAAAATGTACATTGTTATTTATTATTTGGTTTGTATACAATTCATAAGGGTTTTGTTTTAATACATCTGATGGTTCTACATTTTTTTGTACAGGTAAATAGTCAGGAGTTCCTTTTTGGATTGCTTTCAAGGCAATATTCAGATCTTTATTATAAAAGGCTTCCCTTAACTTTTGAGGATCTTTTTCAACCATAGAACTTTTATTGTTTCCTGCAGCGGTGGGATCATTTGTATTCCAGTGCCAAGATTGGTCATACATAAGATTATATACATTAAATATTGAAAATAGAGCACACAGTAAAGTTAATATATAGTACTTTTTGTCAACATCTTTAAGTAGTTTTGATTCTTGCAATATAAGAGCAAATGATAATAAAAGTAAAACAAAAGCAATGACTGAGAATCTTTGTGGAAATTGGAAAAATGAAACAAATTTAAACATATGAGGGATAGAGTTCCAAGGTAATAATTTGGAAGAAAGTAACATAAAAAACGCTCCAACAATAACGATTACTTTTGAAGTAAGACTAGTTTTAGCCCAATTTAAAAAGAAATATATTATTACAGCAAAGAAAATTGCAGTAAATACTAGACCATAATTTCCCCAAGAGTTTCCTTCCAACGAGAAACTCATACTTTGGCTCAACATTTGACTTATCGGAGAAGGGGATAATATTTTATTACTTAGATAGACATCTATAAATCCAATTATTGTATTAGCAGAAAATAGCATGGTTAACCCTATAGATTCTACTAAGCGAAAAATCATGTTCAGTTTATTTTTTGTATTAATAAAAGCAATAACGTAAAAAGGTAAAATAGCTAATATTCCAATTACTAATGAAAGTAAATGAGTAGATAGTAATAAAGTTACAGGGATTGCAAGTTGCAATGGACGAATAGGTCTTTCTTTATTTTTTAATGCTTCAATTGCTGGCACAAAAAGAAGCGGCATTAAAGCAGCACCCCAACCAGTAAAAGCTTGAGCAATAGGATAATACGAAACTGCTGATGAAGACATGTACAACAAAGCAATGATTAATCCTATGTTAGTTCGTACTTTACACTTATAAGTTAGCCAAAACATCGAAGCACCAGCTATAAAAAAGCAACTGAAAGAAGAGACAAGTTGATATTTAAACCATGATTTTAAGATTACGCCGATTGTAAAATTAAGCTAGACAACTAAAAAAAGTCATTTGTGCTACACTCAAAATAGTTCCGACGAAAGAATTATAAGGAGTGAGTACAAATGACCTATAACCATCTTACACCAACTGAACTCGTAATGATAGAAGCTTATTTCAATCAATCACAACCTGTTTCAAAAGTAGCCAATCTGTTACAACGTTCTCGACAAACTATTTATAAGGTCTATCGTTTTCTTAAATCTGGTGGAAGCGCAATGAGCTACTATAAACAATATAAGAAAAACAAACGTAACTGCGGAAGACATCCGATTGTTTTACCTGATGAGCAACAGGAATACATTCAAAAAAAGGTTGTTCAAGGGTGGGCTCCTGATGTCCTTATTGGTCGAGCAGAGTTTCCTATTGCTTGTTCGGTACGCACACTGTATCGAATGTTTAAAGATAAAACCTTTGACACTCACGATTTACCAATGAAGGGAAAAAGAAAACCAAACGGTCATAAAGAAAAAAGAGGAAAACAAGGGTTTCGCCGGTCAATCCGAGACAGAAAGACAGACTATACCCAGTTTGATCATGAATTTGGTCACCTGGAAGGTGACACTATCGTGGGTGGAAAACATAAAAGCGCGGTCATCACATTAGTTGAACGGCTATCTAAAGTCATCATTACCTTGAAACCCGAAGGCAGACAGGCTAAAGACATTGAAAATAGGCTGAATCAATGGTTTCGTTGTGTCCCAAAAAACTTATTTAAATCCATCACATTTGATTGTGGAAAAGAATTCTCAAATTGGAAAAAGATTAGTAATACCAACGATATTTCAATTTATTTTGCGGATCCAGGAACACCTTCTCAACGAGGATTGAATGAACATTCAAATGGCTTATTACGTAAAGATGGTTTGTATAAAGCTATGGATTTTAATGGTGTATCTGAAACCTTTATCCAATCGGTGGCATCGAAACGAAATCATATTCCTAGAAAATCATTACACTATCGGACACCAATGGAAGTATTTTTGAGTTACGTCACAAAAGATGATTTGTCTAACTTAATTTGACAAATAATATTATTAAAAGTAGCCCTTGCAAATAAGCGAAATCTGCGCCATAAAAAGCAGTAATAATTCTGCCAGAACTCTGAAAAGAATACAGGGATTGAAAGAAATTAAAATTACCGGTTTTTATCTGCATATAAGTTTCATAAAACCTATTAAAATGAAACATAATATCATTCCCTAATATAACACTATGAAGATATACTTGGGGTGATACCATTATAAAAGCTGCAAAACATAAAACTGTAATAATTAATAACCAGTTTGGTGAATCAACGGATAATTGTGTACCTTTTTTCTTTTTCATTATTTTACTCTTTCCTTTGTTTCTTTTATATTTTCTTTTTTTAAAAACTTTTTTTACTCCTCATTCCTATGATATTATTTATATGCAGGATCTTAGAAACGAGATTTTAGTCCGTGTTGCAGCACGGGCTTTTTTCTTTATAACTTTTTTAGAGATTATAGGCAAAATAGTAGGGCATAAAAATATATTATTGAATTCCGTATTTAAAAAATCCTAATTGAACTTCACCGGAAGTCTTTTGCTGTGTTGTACGCAATGCTTCTTCTTCAGACATTCCATTCTGTACTTTCCATGCAACAGGCGACATCCCGTATTTGTTAACAAAATCAGTAAGTGATAAAGTGTCAGCGTCTTGCTGAGCGCTTGTTTGTTGGTCTTCTGGATTTTGTTGAGATGCTGCTTGTCGTTCTTTCTGATCTTGACTGATAATATTGCCAGTATCATCTGTAGTCAATCCATTTTCATAAAGGGCCACGCCGAAAGCTTCCCACTCTTTGTTGGACCAATTTGCACGATCAGCTGGAGTTGACTGTAAAGTGCGTTGTTTCATCTGTTCATATGTTTCTTCTTGAGGTGCGGTTTGGATTGTACTCTGACTGGAGCTTATAAATGTTGGGCTAGGTTCCGCCGTAACTTGGTTGGAGCTTGTAACTGTTGAACTAGAATCTGTCTTAGATGTAGATTTTCTAGTAGAGGAACTGGTTTCAGTTGCTTCTTTTGTTTTACTTACTTTTGTTTCTTGGTTAGAAGTGGCATCTGTTGATTCAGCTTTTTTATTATTTGAACAAGCTGAAAGTAGCAGAGCAGTACTTAACAACAACATAACGCTAACTTTTTTCATTTTATAATTCCTCTTTCTCGTTGTAATATGTGTGCTAACACGGGCTTTTTTATATAAGAAAACGATAAGCGCTTTCTGGAAGACCGTAAAGATTCTTTAATTCCTCGATTTTTTTAGGATATTGATCATTATCTTCTTTATAAAGAGAAACAATGAGATTAGCAGCAAAGCAATTAGCTTCGCTTTCAGATTTGCTTCTAGATGTTCTTGTTGATACATAATAGCTGGATAAGCCACGATGAAAAATAGCGTGACCTAATTCGTGAGCGCAAATGTAGAATCTTTCCTCAGAGTCTCGCAGTTCATCATTTAAAAAGATTATCGCACGATCTCTAATTTCTTGAAACTGCCCCTTGGGATTCTCGATAAAAGGAACGTATTGAATTTTAATGCCCATCTTTTCACAAATATAAAAAGGATTAGCGGACTGGTATTTCCGCTTCAACTCCTCGACTAAATTAATCGTATCCATCTCCATAAGCTCACATCTTTTTGCCTTTTTCTTTGTCTTCTTTCACAATATCCCAGAAAGTCGCTATCAGGATATCTTTTACGCGCTGTATTTGTTCGGGTGTCAATGTTTCCCCACCATAAGACATATTAACATTTGAGTCTAGTAGTTTATCAAGTTCAACCACTTCCTCTTTTGTAGCCCATTTGGGAACATTATTATTTCCCAATAAATAATCAGTTGTGACACCAAAATAATCAGCAACTTTCTTTAAGTTCTCAGATTTTGGCGAGGCTTTATCCCATCTTCTTATTTGTCCATTAGAGATGCCCACCTGTCTTTCTACTTCTGCTATAGTCACATGCTTTTCGTCTGCTAATTCTTTAATCTTAGTAACTAAACTCATTATTATCAACCTTTCAAAGCTGAAAAGAAAATAAATAGCTTAAAAGTTATATTTTTGGTTGACGATTAGCTTTTAAGCTAGTATATTTAATTCGTAAGCTAAATTGTTAGCTAAATAAGAGCAACAAAAAACTCTACTAATTTAAAACATTCTCTCGGTCGCCAAACTTAGAAATGTTATTTTAGAGGCTTTTTATAAGTCTTATTTAACTATGTATTCATAATAGCTTAAAAGCTAATAGGTGTCAACGATTTAGCTAATTTTTTAGCTTACAAATTATTTTTTAGAAAGGAGCTATTTTTATGTCTGAGAATTTAGACTTAAAAATTCGAGCGGAGATGAGAAAAAGAAGAATGACTTTCAAAGAACTAGCTGCGCTTGTTGGTATTTCAGGAGCTTATTTATCAGATATACTAAACGGCAATCGTGATGGTAAAAAAGCTCAAGAACACATAGAAACTGTAAAAAAAATATTAGGTATTTAATAGGAGGGACAGCTAATGCAATATCTAGAAGCGAAAATCCCAATTCCAGAAGGCTATGTAATTATCTCCCAAGTGGATTATGAGGAGTTAAAAAAAGCTGATGATACTGGTAGATGGATGACGTTGCCAGAAGTGCTAGAACGGATTAACAGAAAATATGATTGGTTTACTTCTAGAGTTTTAAAGAACCCAAGATATAGAAATATTATCGATATCGAAAAAAATAAAAATGGATTTGTCTATTATCCAGTTGAAGGAAGAGACACATATCTATTTTTAAGAAGTAAAACACTTGAATTTTTAGAAACAAATTTTTCGGAAATCTTAAGGAGGTAAGTGGATGGGCAAATTCAACAGAGCATTAGTATTTAGCGCACCACTAATTATCTACGCTTTAGGACTTTGGGGAAGCAGGCAAGCGTTGATAGGAACGATCGTTTACATGGTCTGGATTTTTATAGGGCTGGATGAAGCTGAGTACAAAACAAAAAAGCCAACCAGGGAGGCTGACTAAAGTGTGGTTCTGTTTATTAGGTGTTTATCTCGTGGCCGTTTTAGTAAATAACTACATGAGAAAACGCGGCGAATACTGGTATACATCCTATGCGGTTCTAGTATGTCTAATGCTTACAATTTTTCTAATGATTTATTCAAAATAGGTAATACTTTGTCAATCAAATAAGTTTCAAGAGATTTTTGTTCTGCATTAGTGTTGCCGTAACCAAAACGGCTTAAGAAAATTTTCATAACCTCTATATCTTCATTTTGAATATATGGCAGGACTGCATAACCTGATGCTTTTACAGCAGATATATTTTTATCAGTGTTGCTACCAATACAAATACCCACATTGTTGAGAAATGTTGAGAAAGTTGTTTGTATTGTTTGGGTTTTTGAATCGTGTTTTTGTAATTCAATTTCTTTATCCTTCATCGATTCAGCATGCTTATTATTTATAACCGCTGTAATCGAAGGGGATATAAGAGCTACTAAAGCTAGGATAATCGAAATTGTGATCGTGTTATCGAAACTCATTTTTTCACCACCATTTTTTACCTAAATTATACCAAAAGGAGAGAAGAAATAATGCAAGAATTAGTAATTTTGAAAAATAAAGAAGCTGTAACTACGAGCTTGCAAGTAGCTGAAGCTTTCGAAAAGAAACATAAGCATGTGCTAGAAGCAATTGAATCAGTAAAAAGATCGGTCGAAAATTCGGCCAATGTTGAAGATGTGCTCAATTTTGAGCAGATGTTTGTAGAAGGAAACGAGCCGGACACGTATGGGAGAAGTCGGAGAGTTTTTTTCATGAATAGAGATGGATTTTCCTTGTTAGCTATGGGATTCACTGGAAGTAAAGCAATAAGTTTCAAACTCAAATTTATTGAAGCATTCAACGAGATGGAAGATGTCATTCGTAAAAATACTGTTCCTCAAACGATTGAAGACATGATGATCCACCAATTAGAAGAAATGAAAGATGTAAAAAAAGATGTCTCCATGCTTAAAGATACTATGCGAATTAGCGGACAACAAGAGTTTGAAATTAAGCAAAAAGGAAATATGAAAGTTATGGAAGTTTTAGGAGGTAAAGAAAGCCGAGCTTATGAAGAAATCAGCAAAAAAGTATTCTCAAAATTTTGGTCTGAATTTAAACGTACCTTTTCAATCCCAAGATATGGCGAGTTACCTCGTAAGAGATTCGATGATGCTGTTTCATTTATTGAAATGTGGTTACCAGAAACTGCGATCCGTATGGAAATCGATCAACTGAACAGACAACAAAGACTTTTCGGTGATGAAAATGAATAGGGCTGAAGCGCTAAGAATAGGGACGGTAATTGCTAATCGCTGGTGGAGACACAATAAACCAAGCATCCTAAGCCAACAACATATTGATAAGCAAAAAGCATGGCAACAAATAAAAAGCGACTCCGCCGGCAAGCATTGAGTCGCAAACAAAATACATCTAAGGAGATGTTACCACATGGAAAAAGAACTTTCCACTCTAGATCAATATTTGATTGATCCTGATTGGGGCAAGCCGAAAATTGAGGAAACAAGTGGTCGAAAAATCAGATGTAATCTTCTGACAGATGAAGAACTAGCTTGTGATCAAGATGATTTAGGCAACTTTGTAACTATTTGGGATCATGTTTATCTTATCCATTTATCGAAGCATTCGAATAAACCTGAATATATTTACGTCATCGAAGATGGCTTGATTGATGCGTTAGAAGAGTACGACAGAGATAACTTGATTGATATCTCTTATTACGGATCAGGTAAGAAATACATTGCTGAAATGGAGGCAGAATTTGATGAGTGAAGGAACGAAACGCAACGATAACAAATTATTCAATAGTCTGTACAAGATAACCGTCAATGATGTTGTCGAAAAAAGAAACAAACTAACTTATCTGTCCTGGGCATGGGCGTGGGCAGAAGTCAGCAAAATCTGCGAAGAAGTAGACTACGAAATCTATCGTGATCCAGAAACGCATCGTCCATACCTCTTTGATGAAAAAACAGGCTATATGGTTTTTACCAGTATCACAGTCAACGGAGTAAAGCGTGACATGTGGTTACCAGTCATGGATGGTGCAAACAAGGCAATGAAAGATGAGCCATATACCTACGAAGTCAATGATTATCAGTGGAATAACGAAACGAAGAAAAAAGAGATTGTTGGAAAAATCGAAAAGCGAGTTGAAGCAGCAACGATGTTTGATATCAACAAAACGATCATGCGTTGTCTTGTAAAAAATCTAGCGATGTTTGGGCTAGGGCTATATATATTTGCTGGCGAAGATATGCCAGAAGATGTCTCGATGCTTGAACCAGCTAGCCAAAGAAGCAAAAAGCTATTCTTGGATGCTTTACAACTGGTTGCTAACAAGTACGAAAAATCGATTGATGAAGCAATTGTTGCATTGACTGATGCAGCTTCCATAACCGCTGATGACAGTAAATGGACCAAGAGAGACTTGGGCATTCTAAAACGAGGCGTTAACTGGCTTGAAGATCAGTACAGAGAAGAAACAAAAGAGAAGTGATATGAGTGTTTAAACCATTAATCGATTCATATTCAGCGGTTCTGAAAAAGTTAAAAGGAAAAGACATAGGTGCAACGATCAATGAAGAAGTAAATATCGAACGGCTGAAAACAATGTATGACGGTTACGATGGCGATCGAATCATTGAAATTCGTTTTATTGATCCACGTCGATTCACTGTGCAGCAACGAAACTTTATCTATGCACTTATAGGCGATATTTTCATCGATACAGGAATGCCAACGGACTTCTGGAAGGAATTCTTTTACTTCCGCTTTGAAGGTGTCACAGGGCGCAAAATAAGCCTGAAAGACGAATCGAATACAACTGTGAGTGATGCCAATGTCTTAGCAAATATCATCTTAGATTTCATCTTTGAACATCATATTCCTTTCAAAGAAGGCTATGAGATTTTACCAGCGAATCAAGAGTATTACTTCTACAAATGCATCACAAAAAGAGTCTGCTGCATCTGTGGCAAAACAGGAGCTGATATTGATCACTTTGATAAAGCGCTGGGAAGACGAAAGCGCAAAGAAGTTGATCATTCAGAGTACACATTTGCAGCGCTCTGCAGAATCCATCACACGGAGAAACACAAAATAGGTGTGATCAATTTCAAAAATAAATATCAAATCAAAGGGATTAAGTTAAACCAGGAGACAATCAAGAAATTAAGAATCGGGGGCTAATGATGATTAATTTAAACGCAGTAGCGTTTGAACAAACATGGCGCACTAAGTATAAAAAAATGAGTCCAAGAGACAAATTATTCTTAGAAATCATGACATTTGCTTTCATCGGTACACAAGCTGAACAAAACGATATTAGTGTTGAAAAAATTAAGACAAATAGATTAGTAAACGGAATTACAGAGACTTGTTACCAGTACACGATTATCGTCGTGGATGAGGAGGAATAATTTTGGCAGAAAGAAGAATGTTCGCAAAGACAATTATTGATTCTGATGCATTCCTAGATATGCCTTTATCAACGCAGGCATTATATTTTCATCTATCAATGCGCGCAGATGACGACGGATTTATCAATAATCCCAAAAAAATACAACGTATGGTTGGTTGTGGCGATGATGATTTAAAACTGCTTATGGCAAAAAGATTCATCTTAGTTTTTGAGAGTGGCGTGATCGTCATTAAACATTGGAAAATACACAACTATATTCGTAATGATCGCTACAAACCTACGTTATATCAGGATGAAAAAGCTTTACTAGCGGACAAAGATAACAAGGCTTACACATTTGCAGAAGAACTTCCTAAACATGATGAAAAACTTGGTATACCAGATGACAACCAAACGGTACACCAAATGGATACACAGGTTAGGTTAGGTAAGGTTAGGTTAGGTAAGGATAGTAAAGAGATAAAAGATATAACGCCTTCGAAAAAAACGAAGGCTACGCCCATCCGTCACAAATACGGAGAATATAAAAATGTTCTTTTGACAGATGAACAGATGGATAAACTCAAAACCGAATTTCCTAACGATTATCAAGAACGGATTGATCGATTATCAGAGTACTGTGCTTCAACAGGTAAGACCTATAAGAACTATCTAGCTACCATTCGTAATTGGGCTAAGAAGGATAATCAGCCTAAGAAGGTATCAAGTGGTTTTAATCGCAATGTAAGACGAGAGAAGCTTCCTGACTGGGCTAAGAACAATTCTATACCTACTGCATCAAGTAATGAATTAGACCCTGACGTCCCATTCTAGGAGGTAAAAGTTGAAATCAAATTATTTAGAACTAATTCAGAAAATAGCTAATCGAAAATCAAATGACGACGAAGAGCTTAAAGTCCTGAGAATGGTTTATAGAGAAATTAAATCACCGGACTTCGATGTCAGCGGTAAAGACCGCGTTTCATGGATTAAATTACGCTCGTACTATGTGATCTTTGTAGATAGATCATGGTTAGCAAACTCTAAGTACTTTAATGTACCTTTTGACGTTTGCATAGATGGCTTACGAAATTATCTAAAGTCTCTTGAAAGTGGTAAGAGTCATGGACATTAAAAAACTAATCGCACAGATCGAATTAATGCACCAAGAAGCTTTAAGACAAAGTGTGTCGTACGAAGACAAGTGGCTCAACACGTTTCATGGCGGACGTGAGAGCGCACTTGATCAAGTACTCAAATTACTGAAAGGAGAATGTCGGGATGGATAAGAAAGCGGCAATGCAGCGAATTATCGAATTGACTTATTCAGAAGATTGGCAAAATGACAAAGAAGCTGCATCAGAAGTGATGAGACTTGGAAGAGCGATGTGGGCAGACAAGAGTAGCAAGCTAAGACCACGAAAAATCGCAATCTGGCATGGCGACAAAATCCTAGTCACAGGAACTGCTCAGCAGTTAGCAAGTCTCACAGGCTTGCACGAGAGTACCGTTAGAAAAAGAGCTAGATGTAGATACACAGACGTTAAGAAGAGAACGTTTAGATACTCGGAGGAGTCATTATGACAACAGAAGAAGTGATTCAAATGCGAATTCGAAGCATTCAATGTGAAATTGACGATCTGGAACGAACAAAGACAGTGATGGTCAATGAAACGGCAAGGAAGGCAATCGATTTGCACGTTGAGAATTTAAGAAGGGAAATTCGTAGATTGGAGGAATGATCGTGGATAAGAAAGCGACAATGAAACGAATTGCTGAATTAACCAAGTCAGAATCTTGGCAAGAAGACAAAGAAATAGTTGCAGAAGTCCAAAAGCTCGGCAAATCAATGTGGACTGAAAAGCCTAAACGGAAAACGCCGAGAAAAATTGCAATCTGGCATGGTGATCGAATTCTAGTAACGGGTACAGCTGAACAGTTATCTGAAATTACTGGACTGAGCAAAAACATCATCTGGGATAGAGCTAGGAGCTTATGGATTGATTCAAAAGGACGACAGTTTAGGTATGTGGAGGAGAAAAAATGCTAGATATGAAAATCGAAGATTATCGAATTACCAGTGATTCTAGAAATATTGTCTTATCGAAGGTAAGACGAGATGAGGAAGGAAACATTCGCTACACCGAAGCAAAAGAAGAATCACGAGCAGATATTGGATACTTCCAAACTGTCTCATCGTGTTTAAAGGCGATACAACGCGATTACGTGTTAAGTGAAGAAAGAACGATAAAAAGTATTATCGAGTACAAAAAAGCGTTAGAAAACATCACTAGACAGTTTGAACAGGCATGTGAGATTGAGGAGGAGAAATAATGGACGAACTAATCACAAAAGTAGAGCAGTGGGCAAAAGATAAGGGATTGGATCAAGCGGATTCTAGCAAGCAAATGCTTAAAACGATCGAAGAAGTCGGCGAGGTTGCATCAGCGTTGGCTAGAAAAGAGAAGGACGCTTTGAGAGATGGCATTGGTGATGTAGTGGTTACTTTGATCATCCTAGCTATACAAAACGATATGGATCTGTACGAGTGTCTGAACCAAGCGTACAACGAAATCAAAGGACGCACAGGGAAAATGGTAGATGGTGTATTCGTGAAGTCGAGTGATTTGGAGGAACAGCGATGAATAAACAGGAATTGATTGATGAATTAGCTAAATATGTAAAGCGTTATGAGAACGTTATGGATGAGCATGGCCAAGGAAGGTACGGCGCTTATGAAGTATCTTTAAAGTTGGTGAAAAGACTCAATGAATCAAAAATTACAGACGAACAAGCTTGGAATAAGGTAGCTGAGGCTTATCCTGAATCGGCACAAAGCTTGAGAAACACTTTAGATAATGCTGTATTTGGTAAGACTGGTGAACATCAGAAACCAGTGGTGCCGAAGTTTGTGGCGGAATGGATAGAATACGCTAAAAAGAAAGGCGATAGTCTAGCTATTTCATTCAAGCCGTGGAACCTCTACGGTGTTGAGTATAGCAAGGCTGATAGATGGATTGAAGATAATCAAGAAACGTTTGCTCGTGCTTGGATAGACGGCTACGAGGTCGAGAAAGAGCCTATGTACAGAGTTAAACTAGGCGAAGGCTATTTCGTTGAGTATCAAGGAAGAGGCGCGTTGATTATTCCTGACGACAATAAAGAGATTAAGATATTCGATTCGAAATCAGATGCTGATCGAACTGCTCAAACGATTGGTGGAGCAGTGGAAGAGGTGGCAGAAGGATGAAATATAGAAAGAAACCAGTAATTATTGAATTACTAGAAGAATAGGAGGACGAGTCATGACCTTAGGAGCACTGTTAGCCGTATTGAACGACGTTGAAACGGTGATTATTCGTTACCAAAACAAGAACATTTTTACAGGAAAAGTAATGGATATCTCACAGAACTTACCTTTGAAATACTGGTTTTACGATGTCACGCTTGTAATGGCGTTAGATAACCAATTATTTATTGAAATCATTGAATCATGGGAGGAAGCGGAATGAAATACGAAATACCACTAAGTGAAGCGGGCATTCAAGCAATTATCAATGGTCGGGAGGTTAACATAGAACTTCCTGATGGTACTGAATTAGTCATCAGACAAAGTTATTTGAAAGATATGGCAGCTCCAGTATTAATTGATCGTTTTAACGTGACTGATTCTGTGGTAGAGAACCACTTAAAAGAATTTCGATCAAGTATAGACAACACTTTCAGATTAGGGAGTTGATTGAAAATGAACAACAGGCACCGCAGAATAACAAAACTAAGAAAACAGGAACTGAATGTACTAAAGGCAAAGTTTGAAAAAGAATACGGTATTTCTGCAGAAGAAGCATATAAAGTTTTGAGTCAGTGTGTTGCTGATGCGAGTGAGACTATTCGCAAGTTTGGGATTTCGATATTAAATGATGATCGTAAATGGGAGGAAAAAGAATGAAACTAAAAGACGGATTTTACGCTAGTAGTCATGGTATCGGCGGTTTAATGCTAGATATGCCGACAAAGAACCCTAAAACACGTAAGAAATCAAAATTCAAAGTCGGTGACATGGTTCGCTGCGAAGCAGAAGGATTCATCTATCCATTTCGTGGATATGTAGAACACGTCTATAATCACTCAGCAATCATTCGTATTGAAAACACGATGGAATGTGATAAGTGGTTAGCGAAAAGCAAAGAGAATTTAGCGGTGGCTAGATTGGTGGATATGGAGATTATAAACAATGAAATTTAAAATCTTTGAAGAGGACACTCGCTATAAATTAGAAAAAGAATTAAACGATTTTGCGAAAAACAATGAGATTCAGCATATATCTTTAGCAACTTCTAAGAGAGGTTATGCAAATTACTATGCAGCTGTTGTGAGCTATGTAAGTCGAGAAGTGTAACTCGGCAAATAAAAAAAGCCGGATCGCTCCGACTAACATAATAAAACAGACAAGTTTATTATATCACATAAAGGAGCGGTTTGACTTGATGCAATTGTTACGAGAGGTAGATTTCAAACAGACGAGATGTAATGCGAGAGATGTGCTGAAGGACTTTCGGCGCTTGGAGCGGATGGCAGGTCGCTCTTTGATAGACATTAAGTCGCCTATCATAACCGATATGCCGAAGGCACCAAAGCACGTCAATAAGGCAGAAGACGCGATCATTCAAATGATGGATATAGAAGCAGAGAGAGATGCGATTTTAGCGGCTTTGATGGCTCTTAGTCTGATTAGTCGTCAGATACTCTACTATAGCTTTTGTGTGCCAGATAGCTTCTCAAACTACAGAATTAGCCGTGAAGTGGGTTATTCAGAAAGAAGTATACAACGGATGAAGTCGGAAGCTCTAATAGAGTTTGCAGAAGCATATAAACACGGAAGAATAATTGCTTATAAATAATTTGGCGGTTTTTTGGCGGAATGATGGCGGTTTTTAGCTATTTACCAGTGTTATTATGGTAGTGTCGAAAGATTAGGAAACAGGACTTCGACAAAATAAAATGTAAGGGAGGAAATCTCCCTCATCGTTTTAAATTAAGCTTCGATAGACAGTAGCAAATATGAAGAAAAGGATGCGAACTCAACTCCTTCTGAATTCTTCGTACGCTGCTGTCTATTTAGATATATGAATGTTGCCTTCGTGGTAAGTATCTAAAATGTAAAAAAACACTTCAAAGCATCAATGCAATTGTATTATTATAGTCAATTCTGATATTATTAATAAAAAAGGTGATGTCGATGAAAAAAGGAATAATAAATGCTGCTGAAGGTATAATTACTTATTCGATAGAGAAAAAAGGGTACAGTCAAGAAATAGAACCAGAAGATATTGTTATTATTACATTACAAAATTCTATATTGAACAAAGCAAGAGATATAGTTTATCTTCTAGAGGAAAAAAGAATAGGATCAATCGAAATTATCCTTAGATCTATGTTAGAACAATATGTTTCTTTAATTTATATCTTAAAAGACCAAACCCAATTAAAGGCCAAACTTTTTATATATTCTTTTAAAATACAAAAATTTGAAAAAATGTTAAATACAATGAAATTTATGGAGACCACTGATAAATATGATACAAGTGAGAATGAACTTATCAGAGAGAAAGAACTGAAAAAAATTCAAGAGAAGTTTCCACAAATAAATTCTATCGAAGACTACATTTATTATTTGAAAAATTTATATGATGAGATTAAACCTCATAAGCCCGCTAGAAAAAGAAATGTACATTATGAAAAATGGTATAATATTAACGGAAAAATTAATAGTATGAAAGACTTAATGAATGAAATTAATATGTCTGATGCAGAATATGAATTTATGTATAAGTTATCTTCTATGGACGTACATGGAATATCTGCTTTTGGTAACGCTAAAGCAACGCCTAATGAACTTGTTTTAGAGAGTTCATTAGATATCAAATTACTAGAGTCGATAATGACTAGTTTTCTAATTTTTTCATCTAAAGCAATATCAAAGTACTATTCAGTTCAGAATGATCGTCAAATCAAGGCGTATATGAAACAATTTGAAATTAACTTCAAATTTCAATCTGCAAATATGTAAAAAAACATGAAAAGATTGCTCGCTGAGCAGTCTTTTTATTTTGTTTAAAAGGAGAATAACTATATGAAACAATATACTACTAAAGATTTCGAGGAAATGAAGCAACTAAAGAAGAACTATGAAGAAGTTGATATGGAGCTAACTGTTGGAGTCATTCAACGAAGACTGCGGGTCGGATTAGAGACAGCAAAGGCTATTTACAATGATCTAAACGCGACTGAAGAGAAGGACTTCCAATGAGAAACTACCGCTGAGTGGTCTTTTTATTTTGTACAAGGGAGGTAACAACAATGTATAGACCACAATACTTAGAACAGAAGTATGAAGTAATCACCGTTCATAAAGGTAATGGCGAAAAAGTACATGGGTTTAGGAGACCAATAAAGAGCGATACATACAAACGAAAGGAAAGCAATGAAATTATTCCTTTTCGCAGAAGGAGAAAAGTCAAATGAGAAACTACTGGTATGTATCCTTGTCTAACAGATATCCACAACCCAATACAGATGATCCGCTCAGAGTAGTCCAATCAGTCCAAATCAAAATGAAATACTCCATCATTGAAATGACCAGGGAAGCAACGCCAGATGAGATCGATAAGTACAATCTTCGTTACTGTGGCCATGGCTATTTCAGCGAGCAGAACATACAGACGAATATTGGGAGGTACATCAAATGAATGATAACTATGATTACATCAAGTTGATTGAGAAGATAAGAGCAGAGAAAGATATGGATGAACTAGCTACCTTATTCATGAACATCATTAGCTTGGTGGGGTTAAAGATGGATGAAGTAGCAGCACTAAATTATTTCATCGCTGAGCAAACAATTAGAGCAGAGCACAATGCTAAGTTCTTGAAAGATAGACTAGATCTAGATGTAAAAGGATTAGGCGTTGAAGGGATATTCAAAGTGCAAGAAGCCTTAGTGAATGTTTATGTCGAAAAGATGCAATAGCATTAACAAGTAATTATTGGATGTTTTCAGGAGGGAAACTATGAAATTAAAAGATTATATTAGGGAAGGGTATAACATTGTAACTACACCAAATCTAGCTTATAAAATCCAAGAAGATTATCCCGATGCTTTAGTGTTTACTGATAGAGCTTTAGATGCCATTCCTATAGGGAAGTTATTAGTTGATCGTTATTATAGCAATAATCCAGCTGTTCTTAGTGCTAAGCCACTTCAAAACGCTTATGCTATTGAACGCTTTACTTGCGAGTTTACTGGATATGAGACGGTAGTACCAATGACAGGTGAGACAGGAAGAAAAGTAATTCAACAGATCAAAAAGAGGATTACTGAATTGACGTTAGATGATGGAAGTAATACGAACCTTCTAGAAATCAAACTAAGAGATACTGACTCAGTACCAGAAGTTTATTATAAAGGTCAACGAATGGATGAGATGCCGATAGGTCTTGTCGATATTACTTATCATTGGCATACGGAAGAATATGAATGCCAAGTACCAAAAGGAACTAACGACATCACTATTGAATATTATGATTCACATAATAACAAGTACTTAGATAGAAAAATCATTGGGCACAAGAGAGATATGTAGATGATTGAAGTAACTACAAAAGAGGACAGAGCGAAGTTCTATTCGTCATCACAGTGGAAGAAGCTGAGACTTCAAGTGTTAGAACGTGACCATTACGAATGCCAATGGTGCAAAGAGCAAGGCAAAGTGACAACAATTAACGATGCAATATTAGAAGTAGATCACATTAAAGAGCTTGAATATCATCCAGAATTTGCGACGGATATAGATAATCTAAGAACATTGTGCAAAGAATGCCACAACAAGCGGCATAGTCGTATGAATTATCGCGGTGCAGAACGCAAGAAAAAATTTGATGATGAATGGTGGTGACGATTTGGAAGAATTAGTTAACGGAATGTTTGATGTTTACTTGGAATTAATTAAACAAGAGGACGAAGAACAGGGTGGAAAAATCGAGCAAGTATTTATTTCGATGTTTAACTTAATGTCGGAAAAGGAACAAATTAAATGTAAGAAAGAAGCGTTAATCAAATTGTTGCAAGAGTTGTAAGCCCCCCCGGTCTAAAATATTTCAATGTTAAATGAGATTTTGGAAACCGGTGGATGGGTCAACTCCGCAAATCTATTGATGATATGCGCATAACCCCCTCCCCAGAAGAAAGGAAGTGATTGGATGGCGGATTTAAAAATCAGAAATGAAAAGGTAGCAGCTGAGGAAAAACGATTGAATGACTTATTTTACGATCTTACAGATGACAAGAAAAAAGTTGTATCGGGTCTGGTGACTCAAGCGGCACGATTAAAAATATTACTAGACGAAATGTGGATTGATATTTCTGAAAAAGGAGATTATGAATTATTCTCTCAGTCAGAAAATCAGATTCCTTACGAACGGGAGCGGCCGGTGGCAAAACAATACAACGCACGTGATCAATCTTATCAGCGGATTATAAAACAGTTGACAGATTATTTGCCAGAAGAAAAACGAGATGCTGTAAATAATGCAGCGTTAGATGGTAGTGATCTTCTATGACGTTGCTACAGCCTTACTTTTTTGATGAGTATGTGGATTTGTATGAACGGGGGAAAATTCCGTTTAACAAAGAGCGTATCCAGCTTGTCGAGTATCTCAAAAAGGAAGTCCTTCCGAGAGATGATTTGTATTTTGACGATGAGATGATTCACAAATTTATTCGTTATGCCGAGAAAAATTTTTTTCCGTTAGCTAAATATCAGAAATTTATTACACCTTTCATTTTTCTTTACAAAAAAGAAGATGACGAGGTGTTTTTTAATGAAATTTTGAACTCTATTGCGCGCGGGGGTGGCAAGAATGGTTTCATGTCTGCACGAGATTCGTTCTTTATTTCCCCGCTCTATGGTGTGCGAAATTACGATGTGACTATTACTGCCAATTCGGAAAAACAAGGGAAAGTTAGTTTTAAAGAAGTCTATGAAACTGTTCAGGCGAAACGTTTAGAACAGCAGTTTTATTTAACGAAAATGGCAATCACCAATCGAGTAACGAATTCCATTTTTAGTTATCGGACCAACAACCCGAAAACGATGGATAGTGCTCGGGATGGCTGTTTAGAATTCGATGAAATTCACATGTTCGAGAACTCGGATATCGTGGACATTCAACGGAGCGGGCTAGGTAAGATTCAACATCCACGGACATTTTACAACGGAACGAATGGACACGTCCGAGAAGGCTTTTATGACCGGACATTAGAAAGAGCACAGAAAATTTTTAGTGGAGAAAACAAGAATGACCGTTTGTTTCCATTTATTTGTAAACTCGACACGATCGAAGAGATGGAAAAACCGGAATTATGGTCTAAAGCGAATCCGATGTTCGAAGAAGATTCTCCTTACGCCAAACGCTTGTATCAAACTGTTATGGACGAATACCTAAAGTTAGAAGAAGAGCCGTCTGGTCGCCGGGAGTTTGTCGTCAAACGGATGAATTTTACCGAAGGCGATATGGAATCAGATATTACTACGCACGAAAAATTACTAGCTACTAATCAGCCGATTGGTGATTTAAAAGGAAAATCGTGTGTCGCTGGCTTTGACTATGCGGAAATTCGAGATTTCGCCAGTGTTGGGCTGCTCTTTAAACAAGATGAGAAATTTATCTGGATGCAACACAGCTTTGCCAGAAAAGAATTCTTAGACACTTTTAAAATCAAAGCACCAATCAAAGAATGGGCAGATAAAGGAATATTCACAATCGTGGATGCTCCTTCAATTTCTCCTCAACTACTAATTGATTGGTTGAATGAAAAACGTGAATTGTATCAGATTGAAATGGTGTGCGCCGATGGTTATCGAATGGACCTGCTGCAACCGCTATTGGAAAAAGAAGGTTACAACTATGAATTCATTCGGAATATTCGAGGTGTGCAGTCTAAAGTGGCACCAATAATTGAAGATGGGTTTGCTAATGAGAAATTTATTTTTGGCGATGATCCTTCGATGAGGTGGTACACCAATAACAGTTATGCAAAAGTTGATAAATCTGGTAATAAAACGTTTTTGAAAAAAGAACCAGTCCGTCGAAAAACAGACGGCTTCCATGCCTTCTTGGCCGCTTTATATAAACGAGAAGAGATCCAAGATGTTGATTTGGAGGGCTTCTTTGATTTGATGGAGGACTGGGATTTTTAAGGCAGTGAAGGGAGGTGTGTGACTATTGGGAGTATTTCAATCGTTTTTTGATATTTTCAAAAAAAATTCAGAGATTGAATTAAGCTACGACTTTGACACGTTGATTGACGAATACAACACGCTGTATTTGAAGCATTTAGCAATCGATACCTGTGCAGAATTTATAGCACGAATATTCAGCCGGTCAGAGTTTCGAATTCGGAAAAACGGACAGCCGATCACGAACGAGTGGACGTATTTATTAAATGTACGCCCGAATCTGGATCAATCAGCTTCTTCGTTTTGGCAACAAGTCGTTTACAAGCTAATCACTGAAAACGAAGTATTGATCGTACTTTCTGACGATGATCAATTGTTGATTGCTGAAAGCTACGTTCGAAAAGAATATGCGTTGTATGACGATGTTTTTGAAAGTGTGTGGATGAAAGGCTACGAGTTCAAACGAAAGTTTCCGATGAGTGAAGTCATTTTTTTACAATACAACAACAACGACTTGAATAGATATGTTCGTGGATTGTACGAAGATTACGCTTCTCTCTACAACCGAATGGTTGAAGTAGCTATGCGAAATCATCAGATTAGAGCGACAGTCGGAGGCAAAGAAGGCCGAGGTTTTGATGACAAATTACAAAAGAAAGCTCAATCGTATATTGATAAACTGTACGAAAAATTTCGAAAAGACTCAGTTGCTATTATTCCAATGCAACAAGGGCTGGAGTATAACGAACTCACGAATACAGTTGGCGAAACTAATCAATCGATTGACGAACTCAAGAAATTGAAACGGCAGTTTGTCGATGAAGTGGCAGATATTTTAGGAATACCTTCAACAATTTTGCACGGCGAACTGGCTGATTTAGAGAGCGCCCAGAAAGTGCTTAATAAATATTGTGTGAAATCGTTGAACAAAAAAATTGAAGACGAGCTAAACGCCAAGACTATCAGCAAATCTGAGTACGTGAGCGGAACAGAAGTTAAAGTCGTAGGCGTTGATAAGAAGGATATCTTCGATTTGGCAGATGCAGTAGACAAGTTAATTTCAAGCGGCGGATTCAATCGAAATGAAATTCGCGAAGAAGTCGATTATGAAAGTATCGAAGGCGGAGATGAATTCTATATCACCAAAAATTATGAGAAAGCGAAAGGAGGGGAGGAAGTAAATGACGAAACTGGAAATTAAAGGAACGATTATTTCTAATAATCAAAAATGGATTTACGATTTGTTTGAAATGGACAGCACATCACCGAAAGATATTTTATTGCCTGAAAACAACGAACCGCTAGAGGTCGTGATTAATTCGGGAGGTGGTGACGTATATGCAGGTAGTGAGATTTACACAGCTTTGCGCGCTTATCAAGGTGACGTGACTGTGAAAATCGTAGGTATTGCTGCAAGCGCCGCAAGCGTGATTGCAATGGCTGGAAACACAATTGAAATCAGCCCGACTGCTCAAATTATGATTCATAATGTTTCAAGCGCTGCTGCTGGCGATCATCGAACGTTAGCTCACGAAGCAGAAGTATTGAAAAATTATAACTCATCAATCGCGAATGCTTATATTGCAAAAACGGGCATTGAAGAAGCTGAATTGCTGGAATTGATGAATCATGAAACGTGGCTTACCGCTGAACAAGCAGTAGAAAACGGTTTTGCTGATAAAGTCATGTTTGAAAACAATGAAGCGCCGTTGCTAGTTGCGAGCTTGTCACCGGTTATCCCACCAGATGCGATTGCAAAATTGGCTGAAAAGTTAAAACCTCAATTTGATTTAGACGAGTTAGCAAACAAAGTATCTGAAAAATTAAATACTAAAAAGACGGAATCGAAAGAACCAGAAAACGCTGGTTTTAAACGATTCCTTTTTTAATACAAAAAATAAGGAGGTCATACTGAATGACTATGAAATTATCCAACGAATTCAAAACGATTCGTGACAACTTTTTAGCGGCGGTTAACAATAATGAGCCTGCTGAAAAACAAAATGAACTATATGGAGCGATGCTTGATGAATTGTTAAACGAAGCAAAAAAACAAGCACGTGCTGAAGCAGAAGGATTGATTGCTGCAAACCCGGCAGACGCAAAATTATCTGCACGAGAACGGAAATTCTTTAATGCAGTTACCACTGACGTTGGCTACAAGGAAGAAAAATTACTTCCGCAAGAAACAATCGATCGCATTTTTGAAAACTTAACTACTGCTCATCCGCTATTAGCAGAAATTGGCATGGTGAATGCTGGATTACGCTTAAAATTCTTGAAGTCTGAAACAAGCGGAGTCGCTGTGTGGGGAAATATCTATGGCGAGATAAAAGGCCAATTAGATGCAGCATTTAGTGAAGAAGAAGCTATTCAAAATAAATTAACGGCGTTCGTTGTAATTCCGAAAGATTTGAAAGACTTTGGCCCTGCTTGGATCGAAACTTTTGTATCTACTCAAATCGATGAAGCTTTTGCAGTTGCTTTAGAAGCGGCGTTCTTAGCAGGAGACGGAAACGGCAAGCCAATCGGCTTAAATCGTCAAGTACAAGCTGGCGTGGCTATCACTGGCGGAGTGTATCCCAAAAAAAATTCAATTGGTGATTTAACTTTTGCTGATTCTGCTACTACAGTCAAAGAATTAACGAACGTATACAAACACCATTCCACTGACGAAAAAGGTCGTGCTGTTGCTGTTGATGGCAAAGTAGTCATGGTTGTTAACCCTGCTGACGCTTGGGATGTTAAACGCCAATACACTTCTTTAAATGCGCAAGGCGTATACGTAACCGCTCTACCTTATAATCTTAAAATCGTTGAATCTTTGGCACAAGTTTCCGAAAAAGTCGTTACTTTCGTTAGCGGACGTTACGATGCTTACATCGGTGGCGGTATCACTTTGCGTAAATACGACCAAACATTGGCAATCGAAGATATGGATTTGTATACTGCTAAACAATTTGCTTATGGAAAAGCAAAAGATGATAAAGCGGCGGCTGTTTGGGGATTAAAAGTGAATGAAACGCCTGTCGACCCTACTCCAGAAGGGTAGTGAGAAGATGAAGTACACAATCCTTAAAAGTTTTAGGGATAAATACACCAAAGAACTTTACGAAAAAGGTCAGGAAATCGATTTACTTGTGAAGCGTGCTAAGGAGATTGAAAAAAATCTTGGTAGTGGCTTTATTCAGAAAAAAGATTAGGCGGTGGAGCCTATGGAACAATTATTAAAGGATTTTAAATCGCGTATGCGTATCTTCCACAATGCAGATGATGACAATTTAGAAAATATTCTTGAGAGTTCAACTGCGGCAATAAAGCGTTGGTGCGGAAGTGAAGATATTACTAAGCCAGAAATTCGAGAATTAATCATTGAGCGTAGCAGATACGTTTACAATGATTCTCTCGAATTTTTTAATGAAAATTTTTTGTCCGAATTAATGGCCGTCTCTCTCTCAAATTATGTGGAGGAGGACGTTAGCGATGAAGAAACCAACGTTTGAGTATCAGAAGCCTAAAGTTAATAATGGTGCGATGAGAACGCCAGTTGAATTTTTTAGCTATAAGCCAAAACCAGGGCCGATGCCTGGTGAAGAAGAAAAACAGATTGCTTTTAGTTGTTTTGCTGAAATATATAATCCGTCGATGAAAGATTTAGAAATTTTAAACTCTAAAACGACTAAGCAGGCGGTTACAATTACTATCCGAGATCCGCAAGAAGACTATTTAGTCTCTAATAAACATTATGTGGAAATTTTAGACAGGCGCTATAGCGGAATCAGGTGGAATATTGCTGATGTTCGAAATGATTTTACGGATAATCGTTTCGTTACGATTCTTTTGGCGGTGTATGCCGATGAATAGCGTAGAAGTTAAAGGCGTAAATGAAACGTTAAAAGCAATGGAAAAAAGACTTGGTGATAAAAAAGTCCGATCGATTGCTCGCAAAGCAATCAATACCGGCGCTGAGAAAGTCGAGAAACGTCTGCAGTCTGACATGCTCGTTTTTAAAGATCAAGGATATACGATTGATGAAGTTGTTCGTAAAAATGCGACGTATAAAAATTACAATACTGAAGCAGAAATCGGTTGGAATGGTCCACATCAACGTTATCGATTAATCCATTTAAACGAATGGGGCTATACAAGAAACGGACGTCAGATTAAGCCGCGTGGGTTCGGGGTTATCACGAAATCATTAAAAAATTCTGAACCAGTTTATTTGTCTACCGTGGAAATGGAGGTTAAGAAAAGCCTATGAAAGACATATTAATGATTATTTACGAGGCGTTAATTTCGAATGCCTACATCCACGAAATGACTTATAACAGCGATTCAGAAGAATATCGTATTAAATTTTACGAACAACCAGAAACTGCGGATAAGTCTGGCGCATTCATAACAATTAGACCCGTTGATGTTCCGAACGAAGCGTATCACGGTAGCGATAAAGAGCTTGCTATCGAGCATTTAGTACAGATTGATGTCGAATCTAAATACAGAGCAACTTCGAAACAAATTCAATACGAGATTAAAAAAGAAATGAAAAACTTAGGCTTTGGCCAAGTATCGGGGCAAGGATTAGATGAGTATTTTCCGGAAACAAAACGGTTCGTCGACGCGCGTCGTTATGACGGGAATACACGAATCTACGATACGAAATATTAATAGGAAGTAAGACACGTTGAATAGCGTGTCTTTTTTAATACCAAAAAATAGGAGGAAATATCTATGACACCTGTAGGATTTAAAAAAATGACAATCGGGGTTTTCGATGAAAACGGGAAAATTCCAGCAGAAAATCTAATCGTAATTGAAGGAAAACAAGACAAAGGAGCGACTGTATCAGCTGAAATCAGTGGTTTGTCTAAAGAACCATCTAAAGTGTACGGTTCAAATGTTCCTTATTACATTTCTCAAAAAGGTACGGGCGATATCTCAGCAAACTTTGGCTTACTAGATTTACCTGATGGCGCAAATGATAAGATTTTGGGATATAAAGTCGACGATACCAATGGATTTAGCTTCTTAGGTGAAGACACTGAACCACCGTATTGTGCCGTACTAATGGAATCAGAAGACTTAAGTGGTGAAACTGCTATGCTTGGTTTGTTTAAAGGCAAATTTAGCCGTGAATCGATCAACTTAAATACAACAACTAACGAAGCCTTTGAGCCTGAGGCAGAAGAATATGTATTTTCTGTAATCGCAAATGATGCAGAAGGTAAAGCTAAAGGACAATCGCTAGTGAAATTTATCGGCGATGATGAATCTAAAATCACTGCATTGAAAGCATTAGTATTCCCGACAGCTGTAGTTGAAGGCTAAAACAGAGAGGACTGTAGTAGTCCTCTTTTTTATTTGAAAATATTAGGAGGAAATCATAGATGGCACAAGTTCGAATTGAATTAAAAAATAAAAAAGGCAAAAAAGAAGTCTTTGAGAAATTAGAAACAACCGGGAAAGACTATCGTTTAGCTTTGCAAACAATTAAAAAATTAAATGCAGAAAAAATCATGGTGTGGGATCAGTTAGATATTTATTTAGCTTTTGCAGTGGAAATTTTCAAAGCAGACAAATTGACCTCTGATCAAATTTTAGATGGGTTGCCTTCTGAAACAACTCGCGAAACATTAGACGGTCTATTAGGACAGGTAATGGGCGTTGAGGATGATCCTGATCCAGATGCAAAAAAGTAACCCCAGAAGAAGCGGAAGAAATGTATATGGAACTGTGTAGAGAATTAACGAAACAGGGATGGTCTCTCTCTGATATTGAAAATAATTCTTTTGACACGTTAATTGAAATTGCTTGTGTAAGTCCGAAAAAAGAAAAATCAAAAGAAGTCGACCTAAAAGATTTCGTCAAATCCATTTAGGAAAGGAGGAGAATTATGGCAAACGGAAAACCAATTGGAAATATGAAGGTTATTTTGGATTTGGATAGTTCCGCCTTTTCTAAAGGACTAGAAGGTGCTAAAAAAAGCGTCGCTTATAACACAAAGGCTATGAAGGCCCAGATGCAAGTGATGAATTACTCAGGCGACAAAGTGGGTGCTTTGCAAGCCAAATATGACGGACTTAGCAAAACGCTTAGCTCTAACGAAAAGTACATGAGTAAGTTAAAGACTCAGTATGATAAAAGCTTCGACGCGAATGGTAAAGCAACGGCTTCCACTGCTAAATATGCAAATGAATTGAATCAAGCGATTGCTAAGTCTGCTAGTTATGAAGCTCAGATGAAAACTACTACAGGACAAATTGCCCGCATGAAGGTAGAAACAGAAGGTGTAACTGGGAAACTTAAAGCACAATCTGATCAGTGGATTAAGTCAGGAAAGAAAATTGAATCTTTCGGTAAAAAAATGTCTAGCATAGGAAGCACGTTGACCATGTCTGTTACAGCGCCGATCGCTGCTGGGTTTGGATTGGCTACTAAGAAGGCTGTTGATTTTCAAACTCAAATTGGTGAAATTGGTCCATTGTTGACCAACGGTGGGAAAATGACAACCGAATATCGCAATCAATTAGATCAGATGTCTGATAGCTCGAAAAAATGGGCGAAGGAATATGGTGTTTCTACTACTGAAATAAATACTGGTTTAGCAGAAATTGTTCGTAAAGGTTATGACGCGAATCAAACGCTTGGTGTAATGCCTTCTATTTTAGATGCTACCAAAGCATCCGGGGATGACTTCAACGATGTAATGAATGTAACTACAGAAGTAATCAGTCAATTTAATTTGAAAGGTAAGGACTACAATAGCACAGTTAAAAATGCTACGCGAGTAACAGATGCATTGACTTACGTGGCTAATGCAACTTCTGCTGGATTTTCCGATCTAGGATTAGCGATGGGGTATGTTGGTCCGGTGGCAAACAGCTTGGGGATGGATGTTGAAGAAACAGCGTCAGCTATCGGATTACTTAGTGATGCAGGTATCGGTGGAGAAAAAGCCGGAACTGCATTACGTGGTGCTTTGACACGCTTATTGAAACCATCAGAACAAAATATTGCCGGCTTTGAACAGTTAGGAATTTCTGTGGATGAGTTTAAAAACGGTACACTCACCCTCCCAGACATGCTCAACAAGATCAAAACGAACACTGAAGGCTGGACAGATGCCCAGCGCACGTCTGCAATCGCATTGGCATTTGGTACAGAATCGCAATCAGCGATGAATGTTTTGGTCAATCAAGGCGGAGATGCTCTAAAAGGATTGACTAAAGAAACTTACGATGCGAATGGTGCAACGAAAGAAATTGCAAAATCGATGAACAATTTGCCGGCTAACAAATTAGCTCGATTTAAAGAATCTTTGAATGTGTTAGCTATTACAGCTGGTGAAAAGTTGCTCCCTATCTTTACCCCAATCATTGAAAAATCAACCAAACTAATCAATAAGTTTTCAGAACTTGATGATGCATCGCAGAAAAATATCATTAAGTGGGTTGGCATAGCAGCAGCAGCTGGTCCCACTTTGAAATTGCTTGGCGGTGGTATTGCTGTAGTTGGAAAAACTCAAACAGCTGTAGGAAAATTAACTGGTAGTTTGGTTGACTTAGTTGCGAAAGCTGCTCAAAAAAAGGCAATGGATAGTTTTTCTACAACAGTTACTACTATTGGAACCACAGCTGCTAAGACCGCAGGCGCAGGTGGGCTAGGTAGTTTAACTTCTGCTTTAGGTCAGTCAGCAAGCGCAGCGAGTGCGGCAGCAGGTTCTGGTGGTATCGGCGCATTTACTGGTTCACTAGGTCTATTAGGTCCTGCGCTTCTTGGTATCGTTGGAGTAGGTGGTGCGCTGGCTCTAGGCTATGGTGCATGGAAAACTTTTGGAGAAGAAGCGTGGAATTCTTCTCAACGTGTAAAAGAATGGGGATCTGACGTCGGATCCCAAGTCGATAGTACGTTAGATACTGTAAAAGAAAAAACAAACGAAACCTCGGGACAATTTGGTCTAATGGTTCAAGGGTTCGATCAAGATACTGGGCCTATGGTCAAAAATTTTGAAACCATCGGCGCTACAATTGAATCTAGTTTAACTAAAAAAGTAGAAGGATTAGATAATCTATTAAAGAATCTACCTGGAACCGTGACTGATTCAATGAAAGAAATTATTGAAAATGAAAAAGAAATGAATCAGTCAGCTCTGGAAAAAATCCAAGAAAATAATGATCGCATTAAAGAAATAAGAGAAAAAGCGTCAAAGGAACATCGTGACATAAGTGTCGCAGAAGCGCAGATGATTAGTGATCTCTCGAAAAATACAGCTGAACAATATGTTAATACTTTAGATGTATCTGCTGAACAACGTAAAGCTATATTAAATTCTATGACTGGGGATGTATCCCAAGCTAGTAAAGAGCAAGCTGAAACTTGGCTTAAATCTTTAGGAGAACAAAGAAATGCCTCTCAAAATCATACAGCACAAATGAGAAAAGAGCAGGAAAAATGGTTAAAAGATTGGGGCTATAATCTTGACGGTGAATTTGCCCAAAAATATTTAGCTGAATGGGATAAAATCAATGACGCAACAACCGATGGTTTCGATAGTCAAATAGCTGCAATTGTTGAAAAATATCCTGAATTAGCTGATAAAATTCACCTTGCAACAGGAGAAGTAATAGCAGCTAGTGCGAATACAAGCCAATATCTTATTGAAGATAACCAAAAGCTTCTAGACAATGCTGGCTATATGGCTGATAAACTAGCTGAAAATGCAAAAAAGAATGCTGATACATTAAAATGGGTGGCTAAAGAAGGAACTGACGGTGCAAAAGAATGGAACTCTTTAGAGCTTCTTGATAAAGAAGGAAACGTAAAGACGAACGCCCCAGAAATAATTAAAGAAGCTTCAAAAAATATTACAACATGGAATAACCTTAAGATGGTTTTACATGATGCAAATATAGATAGTAATGCTAAAAAAATGATTGGCGAAGCGGCGATAGCTAATGATTTGTGGCGTGGCATGGCTTGGGAAGACAAAGAAGCGGTGCTTCAAGACGAATTTAGCATTAATGTTTATAAAGCATTAGAATCTTCCGGAAAATGGGATGAGCTTGATTTTGAGCAGAAGAAAGCTGTTCTATACTCGAATACTCCTGAAGTGATGGCTGAAACTTTATTTAATTTAGGTTTGTGGAATGACTATCAACCAGAAATTAAAAACTTGAATGCAAAAAATTATGATTTTCTACAAACGCTTTCTAAATCAGAGGAAAAATTAAAAATTTGGAATGAGACACCAGTTGACATTAAGGAATTATTTGCAAAGAATACTGATTTTCTGAATAAAATATTTTCTTCAGAAGAAAAATTGAATCTATGGAATTCAATTCCTGATTCAGAGAAAAAACTTCTTGCTGATAACATGGATTTTTTAACAAAAATCTCAACATCTAAAGAAACTTTGAACCAATGGAATCAGTTGCCAACTGATCAAAAAAACATCTTAGCTAATAATGAAGATCTGTTAAACAAAATATTTGCATCAGAAGAATCTTTCAATGCATGGAAAGCAATTCCTGATCCGGTCAAGCGTATGCTTGGAGATAATGTTGATATTTTAACTAAAGTCAAAGATGGAACTATTAGCATCGAAGACTATAACAAAAATGTACTTCCTCTATTGAAGAAACTGTTCGGCGATAATTCAAGCTTAACTGGCGCGGTAGGTGATGCATCAGCTACTATTGATAACTATAACAAGAATGTATTCCTAAACGATAAAACTGCAGTAGGACACGATGAGGCTTCACAAGCTGCTAAAGATGCATTTGACGCATTCAACATCTTCCAAACAAAAATACCAGATAAAATTACTAAAACTGTATCAGCTGATTTTATAGGTCCTATGCCTAATGCGAAAGGAACAAACTTCCATCCTGGCGGAGCAGCTATGGTAAACGATCAAAAAGGACCTACTTATGAAGAGCTTATAACCTTGCCAAGCGGAGAAGCTTTTATACCTAAAGGACGTAATGTCGTTTTAGACTTACCAAGAGGTTCGAAAGTACTGAACGCCACTAAAACTAAACGTCTAGTGCCTAAATATGCTGATGGTATAGGAAACATAACGACGGTTTCATCTATGCTAAACTTAGATGCTTTAATTTTAGCTATTAACGAGCTAACGACGGTATTGAGAACTCAACTGATGGCAGGAACGACTAATGCTAAAGATACTAAACTATCAGATGAAACAAAAGTTGCCGATCCGATTATTCCGGACAGTCTTTCAGAAAAATCAGATCAGTATCTAGGAATTGGAGCCCAATGGTTAACTAATCTAATGAATGGTTGGAACTCAGCGGTTCCTCAATATATGAATAGTGAAATGGTTTTTATTACAAACTATCTCAATGCGCTAAAACTTCAAAATAATCCTAATTATACGCAAGGAGCAACATGGAATAAGAACTTACTGAATGGATGGAATAGTTTAACTGGGAACTTTATTGCTACAATCAATTCATTTTGTAATCAAGCAATGGTCACGCTTAGAAACTACAACACTCCTATGTACAACAATGGCCGAACGTGGCAGCAAAATAATCTTAATGGTTGGAATTCATTGTATGGATCATTCATAGCCCGTGTAAATCAGCTTGGTAACGATTCGATTAACAACCTTCGTTCTAAAAGTGGTGGTTTTTACAATGCAGGGACATTCTTGTTGCAATCTTTAATAAACGGAATGAATTCGTTAGGTAATTCTCTTTCTACAACAATGAACAATGTCGCTAATACAATGGTTGGTGGTATGGGCAAAGGGGTTAATGGCGTCATATCGGGAGTTAACTATGTGCTTAAGGAAGTCGAGTCAAGTAAGAATATCGGAAACTGGCCAATTCCACAATACGCTAAGGGAACTGATGGACATCCTGGTGGACTTGCTATGATTAATGATAAAAAAGGCCTAGTTCACGAAGAATATGTTCAGATGCCAGATGGACGTGGTTTTATTGCCAAAGGTAGAGACCTTCTTGTTAATTTGCCTAAAGGTGCTCAGGTCTTAAATGCTTCTTTAACAAAGAAATTAAAGGAACGTTTAAATATTCCACACTACGAAAAAGGTGTTGGCAATTTAGATATTGTTGATTTGTTAGATGATGAAAAAAGGATGTTAGAATTCTTAACTAGCAAAGTTGACTTTTCAGGCATTAATGAACCATGGCTTGATATGACTAAATCAGGAACGTCATTTATGTCCAAAGCTGCAAATACAATGCTTCAATCAAAATTAAGTGAATTCTTCACTCATGGCAATTTTGATGGCGCAGTAAATGCCAATGGTGTTTATCAATATTTAGTTGATGTTGCACAGAAAGTAATGGGTAAGTTCCCCGGACTTACAGTAACTTCTGGATATCGAGCAGGAGATGCTTACTATCACGGAAAACGGCAAGCTATCGACTTGGCTTATCCAGGTATTTCTGGAGATCCGAGATATACAGCAGCAGCAAATTACGCTTTTGAAAAATTCCCTTCAAAAATTGCGTATGTCATTACGAATGGACGTGTACGTGACCGCATGGGATTATCTGGAACAGGGTCAAGCGGACAATGGACGAATTGGCCAGATGGTGATCACTTCGATCATATTCATTTAAACGGTTCGATGGGGTCTGGCGATATATTCAATGGAGGAGTTGGAGGAAGTGGTGTTGCACGCTGGCGTTCTTATGTGTCTAAAGCATTGAAAATGAATGGATTACCAGCTACAGCAGCTTATATAAATGCCTGGATGTCCCAAATCCAAACGGAATCTGGTGGTAATGAGAAAGCAATCGGCGGCAATGATGGGCTCACTGAAGGCAATGCAACAGGATTACTTCAAACGAAACCCGGAACTTTTGCAGCTAACGCTTTTCCTGGTCACGGAAATATTATGAACGGATTTGATAACATGTTAGCAGCAATCAGTTATGCTAAGAAACGTTACGGAGTTGCAGGTATGTTGCAAGTTATCGGGAAAGGACATGGATATGCCAATGGCGGATTGATTACCAAAGACGGACTATATCGAGCAGGAGAAGGAAATAAACCAGAAATGGTTATTCCATTGACAAGAAAAACAAGAGCTATTGAATTGATGGGTCAAGCATTAGCTTTCCTTTCTGGCGATGACAAGAAACGCTCCAACACTACAAATACAGCTGATAATTCAGCAGAGCTTGTAACTTTGATTAAACAGCAACAAAAACAGCATAATGAGTTAATGATGATTCTTAGAGCGATTCTTGGAAAAGATTTAAGTCTCAAGTCTTCTGACATTGGGCAAGCTGCTAATCATTATATGGGCTCTGATTTGAATAAACTTCGATATGCGAATGGAGGTGTTTGATAATTGTTTTACAAATTACAGTTCAATCAAAATGGAAAGTTGTTTGATCCGCAAAGAAAAGAAAAAATTGTATGTAAAGAAATCAAACGTCAAGCACCAGTGTATGAAGTGAATTACGAAGATTTTGAAGGGACGAACGGTAGCAGAGAAGCTAATGCTAGTTTTCGTCCTTTTGAATTAGTGCTGACTTTTGATATCTTTTACAAAAATAAGCATGATAAAGAACTGCTATTAACAGAGTTCTATGAGCTAATTTTTGTTGGTTATCAATATTACATTTCCTATGATTTAAGTCCAGGAAAAAGATTTAAAGTAAATCCAACAAATTTCGAAATTAATGAGGAAGAGAACGATTATTCTACGATAGAAATAACCTTTAGTATTCCATCAGGGAGTGCTGAATCCATCGCAACTACTTTAACGGATTTCAACCTAGAGGAAGAATGGCAGTTCTCGCAAGGGCTAGTGGCGGAAGATTATAAGTACACGCATCAGACTAGTCACTTCATTATTTACAATGCTGGAAGCTTTGAAATTGATCCACGTGAACATTATCTGCGGATCACATTAGAAGGAGAATCAGAAGGAAATGTGACGATTTTCAATAAAACAACTGGCGATCGTTTTATTTACTATCCATCACTTTCTGCGAATCTCGGACAGACATTAGTCTTGGATGGCGTGATTCCAAAATTGAACGGCGTAAGTTGCGGGATCAATACGAATCATGGCCTAATCAATTTGGTTGAGGGTGTCAATGAAATCGAGATCCAAAATATTACTCGCGTGAAATCTTCATGGGATTTCCGTTTCTTATATAAGTAGGTGATTGAATGACTGATTTAATTATTCGAAATTATGAACAAACCAAAGAAGAAATCCTTGTCGACTATGACAAGGGTTCTTTTTATGAAAACTGGCAACAAAATGAAACGTGGGAGATTGGTTTTACCGTTACCAACAATTCGTTGAATCAAGAAGTATTTGATTTAGTCGAATACGAGTCTTCTGTTTTCTACAACGGACAGGAATTTGTGATCAAAGAAATGACTCGCAAAGCACTTGGACAGTTGTTGACGAAACAAGTGGTTGCGACACATATCTATTACACGGTTCAAGATGGCTATCAATACAACACAGTGACAGGGTCGAAATCTATTAGTCAGTTACTCACGCATATATTTAATGCAGGGAGTCGTGGCTTTACATGGGAAGTCATTGATCCAAACAAAAAGTTCCTTACAGTCGAACAAGAAAACTTCGGTAATGCGAATTATTTGAAGCTGATCAATGAGATTTTGACAGACTATAATGCAGTCGTGATTCCGAATAATAAACATCTAACTTTCTATCCTGCCAGTGAGTACGGCCAGCAGACGGAAGAACAGATTCGCTATAAATACAATACAGATGAAGTTTCATTCGATATTGATACGTATTCTTTGAAGACGCAAATCAAAGGCTATGGAAAGTTGAAGGATGGCGCAAATACTGAGGATCCTAAAGATAGTGACTATATATTTACTCCTATCACTTACACAAGTCCTGAATCACAGAAGTGGGGAATCAGGATACAAGATCCTGTTAAAGACGAACGGTATACCGTATCAGGGAACATGCTCGAGAGGTTAAAGACAGACTTGCAAGACTATCCAAGTATTTCGGGATCCGTAATCTTGAAATGGAAAATCAGTCCCAACAAAGGCGATTACGTCCCATTCATTTATGAACCTTTGAATATCAATACGTACATTCAAGTGGTAGGAATCAAGACGTATCCAGCAATTCCAAATAAGCCGCCAGAAATCACATTGAGCAACACAAAGAAAACAATGACTGCAATTCTCGCTAATCTAACGAAAAAAGGAGTGATTTAGTTGGAATTAGAAAAATTGAAGAATAACCGAATTTCTAACGAGTGGAAAGAAACATTCAATGACAATGTGGACTACTTAGAAAATTTGGAAAAAAATTTAGACGAGCAGCACAAATCAACAAACAGTCGTATAGATAATCTCGTGCTTCATTCAGGCGGTGATTCTCCTAACGAAGTAGTGGATGCTCGAATAAATGCTGAAGGTACGATCTATCCAACGCTTTATTCGAGATTATTAGCATTGGATAACCTTTTCAATTTGAATTATACAGAATTAAAGACAAGACAAGATAATCAACAAGGTCAGTTAAATCAACTAAATGTTTCTGTTGGAACTCTTATGGGAGCATACGGCGAAACGCTCGATTTATATGTTGCTAAAACAGGAAGTGATCAAAGTGGGGATGGTACAGAAAAAAATCCATTTCTTACAATTCAAGCTGCTGTAAATCAAATACCGTTATTAACTAGTTCACGAGTAACTATTTGGATTGGCGATGGAGTATACCTTGAAGATGTCGCGATTCGCAATCTCAAAGCAGTTAGCATTACTTTGCGCAGTCGCCAAAGTGTAACAGATGTAACGTCTGACTTAAGTGTTAAAGTTCGCTCCATTTCATTTATTAGCTCTTTAGGTTACCAACAAGTTAATGGAATCGAGTTTGTAGATCAGGCGAATATTTCAGGACAATTAAAGTGTGCAATTTATTCTGAACAGTCTAGTTATTTAGCTGTCTGGAATTGTCGTTTTGCTGAAACTACTTATGGGAAATCAAATCGTTGTTTATTTGCCACAGGAGGTTCAAAAATTGCTACAAACAATAATTACTACCTAAATCAAAACTGTATTGCAGAAGCTAGAAATTTAGCTGACATTAACATTGATCCAAGTGATCAAGGAACTGGAAATGACTATGGTGTAATTGCCGATAACGGAACTGCTAGAATCAAAGTTGTTGGTTCTAAGGTAAAAGCGAATAGAATTGCTGAAGTAAGAAATCAGGGGAATGTCGTTACAGGTAAAATCATTCGCCAAATCACTAATGATGATATTAGCGATCGTGACAATATTACAAACGTTAACGGTACTATTAAACGTGAAGGAGACACAGTCACAATAGCAATCAAGTATGAATGCAATAATTATCCTTCTGATGCTTCTGACACAAGAAATGTTATTTTGGTTCCCGCTGGATTTCAACGTGATCAAAGTTATCCTGCTTATCATCCGCTGGCTTTATATCGCAATGAAACCCAACCTGCTGGCGCAAGGGCAGGCTTAACACAAGCTAGTCGCGTAGTCGCATACTCAGGAAATGGATCATCTTATATTTCAGGTACATGGGTAACGAATGACCCAATACCAATTATTTAAGAAAGAAGGATATAGATGTTTAAAATTAATGAATCGATCATTGTAATTCAAGCAGAAGCCACTAGTCCAAACAGGACGAATGTTGTTTTTTGGTCGCATGATCGAGGAACAGCCAAGCTTCGAATGAAATTAGTTCGGAAAAACGACATTCCTCAAAGCTTACCAGAAGGAACGACTGTTCCAATTCGATTGATGTTCAAATCTGCAACAGCAGAAGGTGGATATGGTAAACATGACTATCTAGCTACGGTAGAAGATCCTGTGAATGGGATTGTTTCTATTGTGTTAGAGGATAATATACTGGGATACGTAGGCACCGTAGAAGGTAGCGTATATATTGATTTCCCAGACGACCGCTCGTTAGATACGGCTGGTCGTTTTACTTTTGACATCAAACGCAGTCCAATTGATGATAGTACGCCAGAGCTGGAAGATTATTATTTCAATGGTTTCAGTCAGACCATTGATAAAATTGAGAAAATTCTAGCTGATGGGAAGCAAGAGATTGAACAGAAAATTGCGGAATCCGAAACGCAGATTGATGCGAAACTGAAAGACACAAACGACAAAATCACGAAAGCCAATCAAGATGTCGCAACTCTCAATACTAATATTGATAAGGCGAATGATCGTATTGATCAAACCAATCAGCAAATCGGCGAGGTTCTTTCTGGCGCAAATGAATTCCGTACAGATATCGATACACTTAAAATTAACAAAGCAGATAAGATAGATGTTAATCAGGCATTAAATCAAGTTAATGATAGAATTAGCAACTTTCCAAAAGGCAATCCATCTGGCGTATATACCACGTTAGCGGATTTAAAAACTGCTTTTCCGAACGGGAATAGCAATATCTACGTCGTTTCTGCAGACAACAAATGGTATTACTGGAATGGTACAACGTGGACTGCCGGGGGTGTATACAATGAAAAAGCAATCGGCGATAAGCAGTTGAAAACAAACATGTACGATGATGGCTCCGTTACGCGAGAAAAAATCAATTATTTTCGTCCGGCCTTTTCAAATATTTTTGATTTATCAATGCTCATTCCAGATGAGCATTACGACATTGCAGGAGCTCTAAAGAAAAAAGGCGATGCTGACTACGTTGCAAATTTTGGAAGAACGCCACTATTAAAATGCACTCCCGGAGACACTATCTATAAAAATACAAAGTTTGGAACTAACGAAGGTCAGTCATTGACAATTATCGTATTTTTTGATGATCAATATGGAAATAATTTTGTTTCTGGATCAAATTTTACCGTTGGAAATGTATCTAGTGCGGTCGGATCTGTCGTAGTACCGGAAAATGCACACTATTTTTCAATGGCTGTTTATCAGTTAGCGGACTTAGCGAATGCCGTGATGACCATTAATGAGACAATCGGCTACGAAGATCCACTGTTATCCCTCAGCCACAAACAGTTAATCGAAAGCTTTGGTTTACCTCGATCAACAGCATATTTGATACCGGCAACAGGATTTAGTGATTGGGAAATCAAAATTGATTTCGATGAAGGGAAACTTTATTTCAGCAAATATGCAATGTTTGCTAATTTCGGCTCAGGTTTTGGTTGGATGTGGGGAACAGGTGTGAATCTAGAACAGGATGTCACATTTACATTTGATGAAATCATGAGTTTGGCGAATGCAGAAACGCTCTCGATGCTGGATTATACCTATGTTTTCATTAAGCGGGATAATGTTACGACCGGAAAAACTAAATTTAAATTTTTGATCGGTTCGTATTTTAACGCTCAAGAATCTAATTTAGTTAAAGGCTATGCGTATCTGGGGATGTTTATGAGAGCACAAAGGAAAGCTTATTTCCCCAATACCCGCGTGGCCATTGTTTCGAAGACCGAAGTAACAGATGCTAAAAAAATTAGTATTCTTGGTGATTCGATCTCAACATTTACCGGATGGATACCTTCTGGGAATAAAGCATTCTATCCAACTGGTTTTCTGACAAATGTCGAAGCGACATGGTGGAAACAGCTGATTGACCAGTCGGATGGTAAGTTGGAACTGCTGGTTAATAATTCTTGGTCTGGTAGCAGAGTGACGACAACAACAGGCGTTGAACAAGCTGGTGTAACGCGTGCTACGTTGTTACACAACGATATTTCAGATCCAGATTTAATCATCACCTATATGGGTATCAATGATTTCAACAATGGGGTAGATCAAGGAACTTTTGATGGCTCAACATCTCCAACGTTTACTGATACTGCTACTTTCAGAGAAGCCTATACATTGATGTTGAAGAACATGACCCAACGATATCCTAAAGCTAAAATTTATTGTTGCACGCTGCCATTTAACGCTCGTGGGGGATTCCCACGTATTAATGGGAAAGGAGTTCTGCTAGATAGTTTCAACGGAGATATTAAAAGATTATCTAAACTTTTTGGATGTGAAGTTATCGAACTGGATCGGATAGGATTAAATGAAAACAACACAAGTCTGTTTTTGGGCGATGGTTTACATCCAAATGATCTAGGTATGGATCTAATTACTGAAATGATGAAAAAAGCAATTTATTTATAGCAGCAATCGGCTTATGTCGGTTGCTTCTTTTGAATGGAGATGATGGAATTTGTTAAATGTAGGAGAGTTAGCAACTTGGGCGGGCTGGTTCGCAACGATTGCAGGATTGATTTTATTAGTTATTCGTCCAATTTTGGCGAGCTTTGCCAAAATATCGGACAATTTGACGAAGATGACGCACAGCCTAGACTTAATCAATCGGGATTTAGAGGCGAGCAAATCTGATCGTATTACTATTCATGAAGAACTAAAGAAACACGATGAAAGATTAGACGCACATACAGAAAAATTGGTGGAACACACGCAACAAATCAAAACTTTGTTTAGAGAAAAATCTAGGTAAAAAAGAAAGGAGTTAAGAAGAAATGATTTTACCCGATAAGTATTATCAAGTCATTAAATGGACAGTTTTAACAGTATTGCCAGCTGCTTCTGTGTTAGTAGCAACGTTAGGGAAAGCCTATGGATGGAATGGAACAGATATGACAGTACTTACTATCAATGCAGTAGCAACATTTTTAGGTGTTATCACTGGTGTGTCGGCTTATAATTTGAAAAAATAGGAGGAAACAAATGAAAAAGAAAATTACTATTACTGCGATGAGCCTATTAACGGCTCTTTTTTTATTGCCGATTAATGGGTTCGCTGCAAAAAATGATCAGGGCGTGGATTGGTCGATTTATCAAGGAGAGAACGGAAGATTTGGGTACGCTCATGATAAATTTGCTATTGCACAAATTGGTGGTTATAACGGAGCTGGTTTATATGACCAATGGACCTACTCCACACAAGTTGCTTCTGCAATTGCTCAAGGTAAACGAGCGCATACCTACATTTGGTGGGATGTGTGGGGGTCTCAAGCGATTGCTAAACAAACGATGGATTATTTCTTGCCAAAGATTCAAACGCCTAAAGGATCAATTGTAGCGATTGATTTTGAAGGTGGGGCATCTTCTAATAAACAAGCAAATACGGATGCCATTCTTTATGGTATGCGTCGAATTAAAGCAGCAGGCTATACTCCAATGCTTTATTCAGGTAAGCCATTCTTATTGGCAAATGCTTATTATCAGCAAGTAATCAAAGAGTTTCCAGACTCGCTATGGATCTCTGCTTATCCTGATTATAATGTAACACCAACTCCTAACTGGAATATTTTCCCATCGTTAGATGGTATTGGCATCTATCAATTTACCTCAACTTATATTGCTGGTGGATTAGATGGTAATATCGATTTAACTGGCATTACAGACAATGGTTATACAGGTTCAGATAAACCAGCAACAGATACTCCAGCAACGGATGCAGGGGAAGAAGCTAATGATACGCCAAAATCAGAAATTAAAGTGGGCGACACTGTGAAAGTGAATTTTTCAGCGAAAAACTGGGCAACTGGAGAAGAAATCCCACAATGGGTAAAAGGAGAAAGCTACAAGGTTCAACAGATAAATGGCAACAAAGTTTTACTTGCAAATATTTTATCTTGGATTGAAAAATCAAATGTAGAAATCTTGCCAGATTCTACAACTGTTCCAGACAAACCATCAGCTGCTATCCAAACCCATATCGTCCAATATGGAGAAACACTATCTTCGATTGCTGCAAAATACGGAACAACGTATCAAGCACTTGCTTCGTTAAATGGACTAAGCAATCCGAATATGATCTATGCTGGACAAGTTCTAAAAGTGACCGGAATAGCAAATGTTACTAGAACATACACTGTTCGATCAGGCGATAATTTATCATCAATCGCATCTAAGTTAGGCACAACGTATCAAGCGCTGGCACAGCGCAATGGATTATCAAATCCTAACTTGATTTATCCAGGTCAAGTACTATCATATTAAAAAAAGCCCCTCATTGAGGGGCGTACATAATAAATAAGGATATTAATTACACTAGTATTTTTGTTATAATGAATGAGAAAAAATAGAGAGTGTAGGTAATGTAATGAAAATGAAATGGTTTAAAAAAGATTTAGTTATCGCCCTAGTAGTAATATTTATATGTTCGTTTATAATTATCTCTCCACAAATATATAAGCGTTCGATAATTTTAGGAACAGATGTCATGTTTCATCTTAATCGCTTTTTTGAAACAGCTAAACAACTTGAAACAGGTAAATTCAATTATTTCTTATCTTTATTTAGTTTTAATTCAAGTGGGAGAATAGTTAATGCTTTTTATGGATGGGACTTTTCCTATCTAATGGGATTTTTACTCATGATTGTTAAATCATGGACTAAATTTCAAATTGTTAGCTCGTTTATTTGTACATTCATTGCGGGTACAAGTATGTATTTTTTAAGCAGATATTTAAAGTTAACTAATATTCTTAGTATTATAACTGCAATATTATATATGTCTTCCTACGTAGTCATGCAATACCCTATTGCTCAAGCTTTTAATGGGTGGGGGGCTGCATTCTTACCTTTAATATTTATATCGGCTATGAAATCTATAAAAAATATAGAAAATCCCATAAATTATGTTGGTCTTTCGGTAATAGTCAGTCTTCTACTGTCTATTCACATGATGACTCTAGTGATTGCGTTGCTAGCTATACTTCCATTCTATATGTATAGCTTTATAAGAAATAATAAAAAAGTCTATTGGGTTCGTGATATGTTGTTTGCGGTAGGACTTACAATTTTATTATCTGCCAATTCTATTCTAGGGTTTTTAGATCCTTACTTATCAAATAATATTTTGAAACCTTTCTATTTGGAACAAATGTCTGGTGACATCGTTAAATTCTTAGTGAATAGAAATGATTTGCATGATGTAGGATTAATCTACACATTTATTTTTATTTTTGGAATATCATTTACTTTGTTTAATTGGAAACAAACAAAAATCGAAGAAAAGTTTGCTGCAATTGTTGGTGGAGTATTTCTTCTATTGGCATCAGGTCTACTTCCTTGGGACGAACTACCACGTTATATTCCCTTTGTGAAAGTGGTTCAATTTCCACACCGATTTGTGATTGTATCTTATGTTCTATTAATTTTGAACTTCGCTATGGTCATAAACCGGATAATTAGTAACAAAAATGATGAGGTGAAAAAAGTTGTCTATTCATTAACTGTGGTATTAAGCTTTTTTAGTATTTTGAATGGGAATGCTTTTATAAATTCTCAATCATGGCTTTGGCAAGGTGATGACCCAACTGCTACAGGAAATAATAAAGCTAGTGTACGGGTTAATGGAGCAGATCAGTTAAGATCAGATTTTAAAAGTCCGGATTTAGAAAAAGGATTAGATGCAATAATAAAAGGAACACCGGATTATTTACCAATACCAAAGGACTCTGACAACGAAAAAATATACCAAGCTGATCCTTATAAGCTTTATCTCAGACAATTTGTTGATAATACTTTGCAGGGAGAAAAAACTATTACAAATAAAGGTGAAATAAAAATATCATGGGAAAATAATTCCTCTAAAAATCAGAAAACACAATTGCCTGTTGCTGCCTACAGCCATTCATACGTAAGATTGAATGGGGAAAAAATGGATAAAAAAGAAGTAACTGACCTAGGGGCATTGATTGTTAATGCTAAGCCTGGATTAAATGAGGTTGTTGTAGGCTACCGTCCAATAATTAGCATTAAGCTAGCACTAGTTTTAAAATTTATAGGTTTGATGATAATAATTTTATTAACAATAAAAAGGATAAAGAAAATTTTAGCCACGATATAATTTAGTTTTTCATTTATGATTGTGTAATAATAAATATGCCATCACAACAAAGAATGAAACCCATTATTATCTAATCTATGTCCATTCTTTTTGTTTGCAGTAGTTGTGATGGCTTTCCGTACTCTTAGCTCAGTTGGTTAGAGCGGACGGCTCATAACCGTCCGGTCGTAGGTTCGAGTCCTAAGGGGTACATTAATGTAGCCATTTGAATCGTTCTGTGTTAGAATTTTTTTGAAGAGTATTATACAAGCTAAAGCTTTTCTTCATTGCCACTCAATGAGTGGCTTTTTTATGTATCCTTTTATGGATTAATGAAAGGATGTTTCACATAGTTATACTTCTGTATATTTGAAAAGTTTTACTTTGATTTTTAAATAGAAAGACATTCGGGTTATATTGTGAGATAATAATAAAGAAGAGTTTAAAGCGTTCCCCAAAAACCACTCCCCCATAAGTGTGTTACGCTTTAAACTCTTTTATATTTGAAGCTATTAAACAGCATACCATATAACTGTAAAAAATAATGGGAAAAAGGCTTACAATTGGAGTGGTAGTTAATTAGTGACTTATTTTTGATTTTATAGCACTGATACTATAAAATATAGATATCATCATATTACACAATCTTAATACTAACTTAAAAAATATCTCCTTTCATAAGTATGGTGATAAAATCCGTTCCGGGCTACCTTTTTAGGTAGCCTACTTTAATCTTTGTATCTTTCTGGATCAACGAAAGTATACTTTATATAGTCATAACGCCGATGATCGCTTCGAGCGTCTGGCACGTCAGTCACGATATCAAACAAAAAGTATACATCCTTCTTCATTCTAGTTTTCGCAGCAGGAATTTTGAAATAGTTCTTATTAGAATAGTAGAGATTGATTAATAAGCTATCTTCGATTGCTAAAAAGAAAACTTCTGAATCCCACACCTTATAAAAATCTTTGACAAATCTATTCGAAGGATCAAATTTAAACCATAATTGCTTCTCATTAAAAAGCATAACCATTACTCCAATCAGTTTTTAAACTTAGTTTCTACCTCTAATATATATCGAGTTTTTATTTTGCCTTCAGAGAATACTGTTTCTTTTTTTGCAGTTACAGGTTGGTTATTTTCGGAAAAAGCTAATATAGCTAAAATTGAAACATCCATCTGGAATTTATCTTTTTCGTTGCTTTGCTCATAAAAATCTGCATATTCATCACTGATATTTTTTCTAATAAATTCTTCCATCATAAAGATCACCTCGAAAAGAGTATACGAACAAACGTTCTTTTTGTAAAGGTGGAATTTATTATACTAAATAAATAGGTGAACAAGTACTTGTGCCAAATTATGTGCCAAAAAAAATCGAATTTAATAAAACACAAACAAAAAGGAATCCTATTATGATAACATTTCTTATAATAACAAACACAACAGAAGACGTGTAATAGTTAGTCAGGAACGTACAAATAACCCCTGTATCCTTTGCGGTACAGGAGGTTATTTTGTATAAGTAGACATTGTAGTTTCTAAACTGCTATGTCCTAAACGTTTCGATACGCTAAGTATATTTACTCCTTGATAAAGTAAAATAGATGCATGCGTATGTCTTAGTCCCTCAATAAACAGTCGAAGAGAAAATAGGCAAAAATTGATTACTAAAGAAAAACTTACTAGGTCGACGGTGTAGTTGATTTTCATACTTCAACAGATTCGAATTAAACGATTTCGATTGGCTTATACCAGTCCTATCCGACGAAAGATATATCGTTCTTAATTCTAGCGGTATAACTTGAAGCTTTACGTAAAGCCAATGGGAATGAACTGGAGATGACTTTTTATTATTTTTAGTAATAGCTGATGGGTTAATACTTACAACTTTCCTTTTCAAAGTACCATATAAAAAAACGGTGGGGTTGTTTAGCGAAATAAAGGATCTAAGCCAATAGCTTAGATCCTTTATTCTATGCTTTATATTATTTTTTGCATGTGTGCGAAAGTATACTCAAGCCCAATCGCCATTTCGGAAAATCGGTACTGTAGAGCCATCTTCACGGATTCCGTCGATATCCATCTTGTCAGATCCTACCATGAAATCTACGTGGGTTTGACTTCTATTCAATCCAGCTTCTGCTAATTCTTCATCGGACATTTCTGTACCGCCTTTCACACTGAAGGCATAAGCAGAACCTAGTGCTAAGTGATTCGATGCGTTTTCATCAAATAATGTATTGAAAAAGATGATGCCAGATTGAGAAATAGGTGAAGGGTCAGGTACAAGTGCGACTTCTCCTAAACGACGCGCACCTTCATCTGTATCAAGCAGTTTTGCTAAGACATCTTCTCCTTGTTCGGCAGAAAAATCAATGACTTTTCCATCTTTAAAAGTAAATTTCATACCCGAGATGATGGTGCCAGCATAACTCAGTGGCTTTGTACTTGAAATGTAACCATCTACTCGATGACTGTCAGGTGCTGTGAACACTTCTTCCGTCGGCATATTTGCCATGAATTTTTCTCCACGAGCATTATAGCTTCCAGCGCCTTCCCAAAGATGGTTTTTAGGCAATCCGATAATGATATCTGTACCGGGAGCAGTATAGTGCAGGGCAGAAAATTGTTCTCGATTCAATTCTTCTGCTTTTTTTGCTAATTTTTCATCATGCTTCTTCCATGCTAAGACAGGGTCTTCTTCATAGACACGAGTCGTTTTGAAAATCTGATCCCATAATGCCTCAACTTGTTTTTCTTCTGGCAGTTCTGGGAAGACTTTTGCTGCCCATTGTTTACCAGCCGCAGCCACGACAGTCCAACTGACTTTATTTGCTTGAGTTGCCTTGCGTAAATTCATTAGTGCTTTGCCAGCCGCTGATTGATAAGAGGCTACTCGATGGCTATCTACACCAGCAAATGCATCGGGATCGGCAGAAACAACACTGATCCTGCTTGCTCCTTTTTCAAGCCATTCATCCGCTTGATCGATTTTAGATTGTGGTACATTCTCAATACGATCCGTTGCAGCATGTAAAATAAATTCTCTTTGGATCTGGTCGTCAGTCCATTGAACGATAACCTCAGCGGCTCCTAGTTTATAAGCTTCTTGTGTGATCAATCGAGCAAGGGGTGCCTGTTCCACGCTGATCTGTAAAACAACTGTGTGTCCTTTTTCTGTGGCTACGCCAGTTTCTGCAATTAAGCGTGCATATTTTTTTAGAAGTTCATTAAAATCAGATAACAT